GAGAAAGCTCTGAGTTTAACACACTTGCAAAACGCGCTTGCCCTGTTACATCTGGGTATGCGATCGTCTTTTCGTTAGGCCTGATTAGCCTTTATTTAACTCCTTTTAGTGACAAACAAATGAGCGCACAAGCGAATATCATCGCATTTGACGGGGCGGCATCGCCAGTTTCCCACACCTTTACGCCGGTTGGCACCAAGAGCGACGCTCTGCTCGGTGACCAAGCATACTGGCGCGAGAATCTTACGAGTGTTCCCATCAACGCTAACGCGAAGGTGAGCACATTCTCAAAGAGACTCAAGAGTGGGATGAACCGTCTCGAAGTCCGGGTTGAAGTTCCCGTGATGGAGAGTGTTTCCGGTAACAATGCAGCCGGCTACACAGCAGCTCCAAAAATCGCCTTTGTGGACCAGGTTTCTCTGGTTTCCTATTTCCATGATCGGTCGGCCATCGCCAATCGACGTCTCGCCCGTATGCTGCTGGTGAACATCGCCAACAACATCAGCGCCTCTGTGGCAGCTGCCACTACAGGACCCGCTAGCGAGCTTATGGATGTAGGGATTACAGCGTCATGAGACTGCTGTTTATCCACATGATCTTTATTTGCTGTTTGTGGCTGTGCATCTGGCTACAAAGCAGTTAGTTTAGGTCTGGCCATTCCGGCCGAAGGTAACCACCTCCCTTAAAAGGATTAACAGGGAAAAGCATGATTGGTTAACGGAGCCAAGCGTAGAGACGACACTCAAGATCCTTGAGACTCTCACATCAGCTCTTGCCCCGCGGGGCGGCCAAGTTGGACGTCACCTACTTGAACTTGTTCAAGCAAGGAACTATGTAGCCGTCTTGGCATACGACTTTGATTACAATCTGGACTGGGACATCTCTCAGTTAATTGCGTGCAGGCAGATACAAGCCCTGTACAAGAAACTTCCCATTCTGCCTGTAATATCGGCAGAGGAAAGGGAAGCCAGGTCGTACATCATTTTCGAAGAGGCCGAAGCAAAATGCAAGGACACAAACGCGCGTTTTAGGACCAAGAAGGACATACCGGATGGCTTTTCAGCCACTTCTTTCACGCAGTTAAATGCCGCGAAGAAGCTCATCCGTAAGGTTCTGGGACCATTGCCGCGAATAAGTGACCTTAAGTTAGCGTTCGGACCTGGTGCTACTACTACGGTTAAAAAGGACATGGCATGTCCGCAGGAAAAACTTGCAGATCAGCCAACGTGTAGCGTCGAGCTAGCGCACAGCCCTTGGATGCCTGAACTCTTGAGGTCCATACCACACTGGCTTGATTGCCATGGTGAGTGGGTTCTTTGGGAGGACGGCGGGGAAGTG